ATGGCGAAAGGAAGCATAATCATGGAAATTAATGCAGATGCTCTTAAGAACTTCCAAGATTCGAAGTTCAATTTTGTAGATGCAGATGGTAATGATGTAGACTTTGATAACTTGGACGAAAGTGTAAAGTACACTCTTCGTGATGGTGAAACAGTTGTTGAAGATGATATGCATGCCAAGGACGTTGTTGATACTATTAATAATGAATATGGTAAAACAATGAACGTTTAATTTCTTGATATGTAGAATTAAAAATAGATTCCTATCACTCAATCTTTGATAGGGACCTATTTTTTTACTATCTAAATTGCTTCTCTTGCCCAAGAGTTCTAAAATTAGAAATAAATTGAAAGATAAGGGGCTCTTATTTATGATGAACATTTTATTAATCATCTTAACAGCAATTTTTATTATCGAAAGTATTTTTGAAGTTCGTTATTTTTACCAAATTCGAACCATTTTTAATCAATCTAACCGTATTGAACCTACTAAACGAGTTCAGCGAATCGTCACAATTGAAACTCAGTGGTCATGGATTTCATAGATCTTCTTACTCTTACTGTTTGTTTTACCAGACATGTATACCGCTATTCTCATCTGTGTCATTACCCTTATTGAAACATGGGTAGTCTACGAACTTTACAACGCTCGCGAATATGCTAAGAAAATTAATGAAAAATAATAAAAGTAAAGAGGAAGGTGTTACAAGCTTAACGCCTTCCCCTTTTTTATGCTACACGCACTTTTGTTAACAGTTCATAAACATAAGACAACTCACTTGGACGAAAGGCGCCATGGAGGGTCCCCACTTTTTTAAAGCCGCTCTTAGTTGCGATCCGTTGCATTGCCATATTATTTTCATTTGTGCTTAAACGAATTGATTTGATTTCTGGACGCTCGGTCTCCAAATACTCAATCAAACTCAAAAATAATTTGGATGCATATCCTTTTCCTGCGTGCCGTGAATGAATAGCTACGCGGTGGATTACAACATAATTTTCAGTATTAATTAGCCATTCCCCGTTGAGTTTGTCATAAAAATGATCCGGTGCTTCAACAATTGCTAACGTGCCAACTGTTTGTCCATCATCTGCTTTAACGAGATAAGCATAACCATTCTCGATATCTTCTTTTACGTGGGTAACGTTCGGATAATCCCCCTGCCATTGATCAACGCCCCGCTCAGCTAACTGGTTACGTCCATCACGTAAAATATCTACTACTACATCTAAATCTGCCATTGTTGCTTTCCGGATTTTCATTGTAATCCCTCCTTAAAATCGTTGCTTATAGCTAAACCATAACAAATTAAGCAACTAATAGTATCACACCTTGAGATTCATATGCAATTACTTTTTATTTTTAAATTTAGGAAATCGATAAACTTATATTAAATAAGCTATTGACATTGCTTACATCTAATATTATATTATTAGGTGTAACGATAAACTAAAGCGTTTTCAAATAAATAAAGGGAGAATTACTACAATGAATTATTTTATCGGTGTTGATGTTGGAACTACTTCTACAAAGGCAGTTCTATATGACCAAAATGCAACTGTGTTAGATCAATTTAGCCAAGGTTATTCCCTTTACCGCGATGCTAGTGGAATGGCTGAACAAAACCCAACTGCAATTGTCGAAGCAGTCGAAAAAGTTATTCATGATGCAGCACAAAAAGCAGATTTAACAAATGGAAAATTGTTAGCGGTATCATTTTCTAGTGCTAACCAAAGCGTGATTATGCTCGACAAGAATTTCAATCCCCTTTCACGGGTCATCACTTGGGCTGATACCCGTGCACATGATGTCGCCAACGAATTAAAGAATAGTCCTGCTGGTCAGCAAATTTATGCTAAAACAGGTACACCTATTCATCCAATGTCCCCATTGACCAAGATTATGTGGCTCAATAAGACACAAGCAGATAAGGTTGCTCAAACTGCATATTTTGGCGATATCAAATCCTACCTCTTCTACCAGTTTTTCAATACATTTAAGGTTGATGTTTCCATCGCTTCATGTACCGGAATGATGAATGTCAATACGTGTGACTGGGACGATCAAGCATTGGAACTCGCTAACGTCGACCGTTCCCAATTACCAGAAATCGTGAACGGAATAACCCAAGCGATTGGCCTAACAGCAGCGGCGCAAGCAAAAATGGGTATCCCCGCTGACACGCCATTTGTCTATGGTGCCTTTGACGGTGCTTTATCTAATTTAGGTGTGGGGGCAATTAAGCAAAATACTGTTGCCATTACGATTGGGACTTCGGCTGGTGTTCGGGTAGTAACTGACCATCCAGTGATCGATCCTCAGCAACGACTCTTCTGTTACGCCGTGGATAAGGGCTTATGGGTCATCGGCGGTCCGCTTAATAATGGTGGCGATGTCTATCAGTGGGCCGTTGAACACTTAGTTGACGCTAGCGCAGTTAAAAATGAAAATATTGATCCCTACACTCTTGCTAACCGAGTTATTGAAGGTGTTCCCGCCGGAGCTCACGGCTTGCTCTTCCACCCATTCCTTGGCGGTGAACGAGCACCATTATGGGACGCTAATGCGCGCGGCAGTTTCTTTGGGCTTTCCCACATTCATACTCGTGCCGATATGCTGCGCTCAGTAATGGAAGGAATTTGTATGAATATTGCAACTGTTTTCCAAGCGGTTCGTGATCTTGTTGGTAATCCTGCAAGCGTAACTGCAACTGGCGGTTTTGCGCGAGCTGAAGTTTGGCGGCAAATGTTAGCAGACGTCTTGAACTGTCCGGTCAATATCCCGAACTCATTTGAATCTGGTTGTCTCGGTGCAATCACCATGGCAATGAAGAGTTTAGGAATGATTGAAAACTATGAAATCATTAAAACATTAGTTGGTGATATCAGTTCTTATCAACCAAATCAAGATGCGGTTAATGTTTATCAAAATTACTTACCACTTTTTAAGCAGGTCGAAGGATTATTAACACCAGCCTATTCGACCATCGCTAAATTACAACAACAATCTACTACTCATTAGGGGGTTATTATTATGCCTTTACTTATTGTTTTAATCGGGGTTATTATCTTAATTTTCATGATTGTTAAACTAAAGATGAACACTTTCGTTGGTTTAGTAATCACATCATTCGTCGTTGGTTTGTTACTCGGCCTTCCACTTACAAAAATTCCGCAGACAATTGAAACTGGTTATACCTAATATACGAAAATATGCAAAAAAGAACGGCACCCCTCAAATGAGAGATGCCGTTTTAATTTTGAACCACTTTGTTGCATATATTATAGCATTTAAAAAATAAAAAGAGCGCCTATCAGGGCGCCCCACGTTATACCGGTACGGTTTAAGTAATCAACTGAAACCAATTTGCACACCGGCATAATTCTCTTGATGAATTTATTATAGCATAATCAATTTATGATACAATAGTTGAGCACACTGTTGGAACTAATCACTCCACAAATATGTGCAAGTTGGGAGGTGTCCCAATTGCATCATTGGTGCATAATTCTCTTGATTGTGCCTAATAAGCACATAAAAAAACTAATCAAAAAGACTATTAAGCAACTATTTAAATGGTTGCGTGACTAGTCCTTGTGGCTAGACAAATAGTTATTTCAGCGGTGGTAATTCGTTTACTATCGCTGTTTTTATTATACGCAAAAAAAGCCCTAGTAACCGATGTGGCTACTAGGGCTTTTTGCTATGCGTTATGGATACGGACGTTATATGCATATATACTTGTATTATTTTTATGGTAAGCATTTACACGTAAATAATATGTGCCACTAGCAAAGCGCCACATGAACTTTGTACCTACACTCTCAGTATTTTTGTCCGAGATTACCAAGGAGATGTTTTGCGGTACGTTAACAAGCCAAAGTACACATTTATCTGATTCCTTGTCAGGCTCATGCACTTTACTGAAGACTCCACTAGTTTCAGCTTTAACTATATACTGAGATCCTTGCTGAAGCTGAATTGGTGTGTCTAAAAATACTTGGTAACAATCATATCCGCGTATTCCAGGTTGCATTTTCGGCATAAAAATTTTATTAGCATTATTCAACAAGTTAGGCGTTGGCTTTACCCCCCCCATTGGATTTACTACCATCTTAAAGTTGGTAACCTTTACAGTAGCAGTTGAATTGATCTGATTATAGGCACTGCAATAGTCAATTGACTTAATTGCTTTCTCTGAAATATATTGAGTCAACGACAAATGAGTACTCCCAGCTTCACTATGTGGATAATACCAAGGACCATTCCAATGGTTACCATTATCGATGTCTGTTGTTTGAAGTTCAAAGCCAATTCGGTTTCCAATATTTTCATTTTTAACATATCCAGACCATTCAATGTCACAACTAAACGTTACCGTCTTTCCACAAAGGTGTTGATTCCAAATGTCGACTGTTAGTCCTTGAAGATTCTTAGTTTCATCTCCGTTAGTAGTATCAAGTGATTGCCCCTCATTTAAGAAATTATGGATCTGCAATCCGGATAAAGCAGTTTTCATATCAGCAAAGCTATACTTATCAGTTGTGCCATACAAACTACGGAAACCGTCTGCCAAAGCTGTGGCCTTTTCGATTAAGCTCATGCGGCACACCCCCTAACTGGGAGTAAGACGGACGGAAGAGCCTTAACTACCCCCCCCAATTCTGAAAACAACCAACTCTTCAGCTCCATCCAATCACCTTTATTTGATTTAGCATAAACAATAATATCGTTAATCGCTATGAAGTTAAAAGACAGCCATTGCCAATTATCAGTAAGTTGGATATTTAATTTTGTGTTTGCATTTCCCTCTTCGCCAATGGCAGCTAAAACCATATTTCCACGAATAAGAGTGTCAAACCGATATCTTTTTCCGGGAATTATTTTACGTTGATCGTAGACCATATATGAACCAGTAATGCCTTTAGGATCAGCGCTTCTTGATACCGTTCTGAAAGTTCCGTTAGCAAGGTTTGAATAATCTGCGTTGTTAGGGATCCATTCAAAGTTGCCATCGACAATGTTAAACAATTCAGTTTGATTAATATATCCTGTTGCATTGTCTATACTGAGCCTATCCGTCAATGCATACTTATTTCGCACAGCATTCATCAGCCCCGTCATTTTTTCATTCAAACTCATCTAATCACCACTTTCCATTCTCGATTAGTTCTTCTATATCAGCTTTTGCTTTCGTATAAGCATCCGTAATCTTGCCGTCAATGTACTGCTTATCCTCATTCTGAATAGCCTGCTGATCATCAGCTGTCCAGTAGTCGGTACCCCGTTTTGGAGTATATCCATCATCGCCGCGATTACCTTTAAGAGATGCTAGCCATTGCTTTTCCGTACCTTTATATCCGTTAGCAATTGCCAGCTGATAAGATGATTTACCGTCATTTCCAGTTTCTCCTTTTTCTCCCTTGAGTGAACCAAGCCACTGCTGTTCAGTGCCTTTAAAGCCGTTATCTACTGCAACTTCGTAAGCAGATTTACCTTGGGGTCCTCGAGCAGGAATATTTAAATCAATATCGTCATTCATCTAATCACTCCTTACCACTTGCCGTTTTCAATTTGATCAGAAATAAAGTCTTGAAGCCGTTTAATGTCATCACCCGTAACCGCCGGTAAACCCTGAGTTAGCTTGATGTGCCAGTGGCCATCGTCCTTGTTGATATACGGCTGCCACGTAGCACCATCAGCACCTTGCGGTAATGCATAGTCAATGGAATAACCACCATCTACTTTCTTATACGCAACGGTCGGTTGAGCACCTGCTGGTAGTTTAGTAACGCTAGACACGCTCATTACAGGTGCTGGTCCAACGTCACCTTTGATCCCTTGCGCACCAGATAAATCATCAATGAATTTGAAACTAGCCCCGTCCCAAATATAAAGCTTAGCATTATCAGGATCACCAACCGATGAAGCGATTAATGTAAAATCACCGTCTTCAAATCCACTACCTTTGCTGTTGTTCATATCTTCAATCGACTTAAAGGTCTGTTTGATTTGGAAATTCTTTCCAGCAGGGCCACGGAACCCCTGTACCCCTTGAACACCTTGTGGGATATTCAGCACTAGTTTAGCGTCAGTGGTCGTACCAACGTTGGTAACACTAGCCGGTTGGTCAGGCGCAACGGTATTTACTTTGTCAATCGTTACAGTAGCGGCACGAGGCTTAGGGAAGCTAAAAGACAGGATATTCTTACCATCTTTATACTGTTGGGTCACAGTTGGTTTTTCTCCAACGTCTAATTCGTTAATATTACCAACTTGTAGGTTCAATCCTGCGTTTTCAACTGCTGCATTTACAACGTCTTGAAACCCAATCTTCTTGATAACCTCCCCCGCCTTGTCAGTGACGTTGGCTTCAATTGTGAACTTAGCAACCGTTTCTGGCGTTGGATAGATAGTCTTGTCCGGTTCCTTGTCACCGTCACTTGGCCAAATCTCCCAAATTTCAAGCTCATAGTCATCTTCAGGAAGCTTGGCAAAGACTTTAGTTGAGATAATGAAGTCTGAATCAATTACAGTTACTGGATAATCACCAATGTAACCACTAGCATTCGCAACTTTTGCTACAAAGGTGTGGTCGGGGTTAGGTGTTACCCAGCAACCTTGCTCATCTTGAAAGGAGATGACGATGTGACGCATCGTATCGCCACGTTTGAAAGTCCCTCCGCGAACATAAATACTATATTTTTGATCAATCTGCATAATCTCACCTCTTTATTTGAACGTGAGTTGTGTTTTATCGCCTTTGCTCTCAGCGCTGAATGAATGGACCAATACACTGGTTTCTGTCTTGCCATCAACTACTGGCATTGCCGGTCCATTAAATGGGTCAAACCAGTAATCAACACGGTGACCTTCTCCGTTATCATCATCAGAGTAACGAGCGATGATCTGAAGCTTCCGTCCGACTAAACTAGCATCGTAATTGAACTCGCCACTAAAGCCAGATTGAACAGCATTATAAATGTCACTATTAGTTTGCTTAACGTCTGGACGTTGAACGGGATCAACTTTAATCCGTTGTAGTTCTTTTTTAGCGTCAACATCATATAAGATTAAGAAACGTTTTGCTAAGCCAACAGATAAATCAGAAGCAAACCAACCGCTTACTCGTAGCTTATTAGTAAAGACAACGGTATTAATATGGTCTAAGTAAGCTTGGCTCTTGGTAAAGTCAATAATGTTTGTATAATCTACAAAATTGCCATTACCTGCCGAATCATCGGTATAACGGAAAATAACATTAATCTTCTTACCAGCCATGTCACCCGTGTACTTAAATTCAGCGCTAAAGCCTGAATTAGTAGCGTTTGGAATATCTGGATAAGCTTTTGCAACGTCTGGTCGAGCAGTCACATTAACCTGTTGACGAGTTAATTCTTTACCCTTTCCATCAGTTAAGATGATATAGGCATAGCCTTTGCCTTGTGCCTTATCACTACCAAACCAGCCACTTACCTTAAAGCTTGTGTCGTTATCAAAACTGCATGAATCTAAGTGACCTGCAGTTGTTACTTTCGTTTCTGTCATACTTGTAAAATCTCCTGTCAAATCAACCGAAGCATCTACACCTTCACCATAAAAATTATCAGTAAACTGCCACAAAGCAGTAAAGTCACTGATACTTGGGAAGTATTGGAATAATGGAGCTGTAACCGCACCCCGAACTGGGTAAGCAGCAATCCACAACTTAGCACCAGTTTGGCGATGGATTTCTTCAAAGTCCCATAAATTACTCATTCCTGAATATGAATAGAAGCACGGGATAAAGCCTGCACTTTTGACAGTATTCAAAAAGGCTATTGCAGCTTGTGTATTTGAACTGCGATAGCCTAATCTTTCTTCATAATCCAGAACTAAAATTGAGCCTTGCGGTAAGCCCATCGCATGAGCGTTAGCAATTGCGTAGTTAGCCTCTGCAACTGCCAAGCTTGCATTCCCACGAAAGCGTGAAAAGTGATAACCACTAACTTTCATACCTTCGTGCTTAGCAGCAGCAATCTGTCCCGCACCGTAAACGTTGCGCCATGAGGTGCTTTCCGTCAGCTTGACGATTGCCCCTCTTACGCCTCGTGCTCTCCACTTATCCCAGAAGCTGTAGTATGTAGCCTGTGGCTGGAAAGCCGAGACATCGAGGACGTATGCACGATTAGTCATTGTGTACCACCACTCCCGTTTGAGGCTTTGTATCAGGGTTTACCGTCGGTGTCAGGTCGCTCTTTTCGTATGCTGATTGAACAACATGATTGACAACCTTGTCATCAACCTTGAAGCCCTTGTCAGCTAACGTGTTAGCAACCAATCCGGTGGCAATCTTAAACTTCTCGTGACCGGTAATATCGTTGTTGCCTGCCAGACTAGTAACTGCATTATCAGCTAACTGAGTGGCATAGCCCAGCAATTCCCGTTCTTGCAACGTTTTGGCGTGCTTTTGCTTCTCAATCATTACCGGCTTGAGATATTTCCAAAGGAAAATGAAAAATACCGATAAAGCTCCACTAGAAATAAGCCAATTCCCAACATCTGTAATTAATTTAGTCATTTTCTTTCCTCCAAGTTTGTGATTCGTCTTTCATGATCTTTTAATTGTTCATCATGACGAATAAAGTGTTTGTCACCATTTTCAAATCGCTTATTAGCTTGTTTATGCCATTGATTCCATTCTTCAAAACTACTATTTAGGCGTTTTAGGTTGTTATTAATCGGTCCTAAAACATTATCAACAAGATTTGATAAAAGTTTATGTAAACCAGCGAATACAGTCCCTCCAATTACTAAAAGCGAACCCCATTCTTCCCAAGTCAAGCTTAAAAAGGTATGAATTGTAAAAATATGCATTACTTCATCTCCTTAAAGCCGCCCATATTAAAAGCGTACGATTGCGTTTGATTTTTTAACGCTTTCGTACGCTTATTTATGTATTGTTTATTTCATTGGCGACTATGTCTTATTTAGTATGGAATATCGTAATCGGTGCTCTTAGCCAAGTAGGTGTAATGGAAGTTGTACGTATCATTAGTGTCTGAACGCATATTCAACTTGCCACCCTTGTCAAGGTTAACGAAGCCAATTCTGTTTTGACCTTCACCCCAAACTGGAATAGATAAACCATCTTTTAATGGTAATGGCAAACCGGTAATGTAAGTCTTCCAGGTATTACTATCAGCATGAATCTTACATTGGAACTCAACAGTATTATTGATTCGTTGAATCCAGAAGTCGGTAATATTGCCACCTGGATTAGCTCCACTGACTTCTGTAGTTTGATTCATAGCATACCATTTAGACCAATGTGGTTCTTTTAGCTTCGTAAATTGCCGGAATGCTTGGAATTGATGATCATTAACACCTTTAACGGTAAACATACCAGTATTGTGGTTACCTGCGGTACAAGTGTAATCCCACTGGAAGTCACCACTAAGATTAGGATAACCAAGCGCTTGAGCAATTGCTGAGTTAGTAAACGGGATGGTCAGAATACCAGTTAAATGTGCTCCTTGTGCCATCTGGGATTCGTTGAGTCGATAAGCAACCTCGTTTAAGAAATTCTCTAATTCATCAGCATTGTTAACTTTTGTATTACCAAGGATAGCAAAACTAGACATCAAGAATGTATTCACTGGATACATAATTTGCCGGAATAAGTTTAACTTCTGTTCGCCTGCAGCAGCGGTAGCATATGAGTTACTGTTATCAGCAGCAGTCGGTTTCCGAATATCAAAAGTGAATTGAAGCTTACGGTCTGTGAATCCATTGTCATCATAGTTCCGGTTAAGCTTTGCCCCACGATAATTGATGGATTCAGAACCACCACCGTCCATACGCCAAGCGTTCACACAGCCAGCTTCAACAAACTTTTGGGCTAGTTCATCAGCCATTAATCCATCTTCATCAATACTTCGACCGTCACAACCAATTACAATCCAAGTTCCATCAGACTTTTCACCAATTCCAAGTGCTGGGTAGTGATCAGTGACGCGACCACCCGCTCGAAGATTATCGGTTGTATCATTATCAGTATTAGCATAGCCAGTTTTTTGACCATTCTTTACCAATGGATAATAAACAGTAAATGCTACCTGTGCCCCGTCATTCAACATTTGTTGAGCTGATGTGCCAGCTTGATACTCACGGATTGAACGATCACTCATGATTGCAAGGCTCTTCATTCGATCAGGATACTTCTTTGAAGCATCAGCTTGATGAATGATTTTCCCGCCAGAAATAACATTACCATTCATGTATGTTTCGCCTGGCCCAATCCGGATTGAAGCGTCACCATTCAGCGTAACAGTTGAGTGGTATTGCCGTGCCCATGCGTTTGGAGAAATCCACTCAGGGTGATAATTCATTTGTGGCATAATCATTTCGCCAAAATAATCTTTCTTAGGAATTGTGATCGTATAGCAAGTTGTATGGTAGCGATGATCTCGATCAATTGAGTAAGAAATGTCACCATAATAATTATCACCGGTCTTATTAATTTGTTCAGCCCACAAACCATTATTCAGCTTAATCGCGAAATTGTCAGGCTTATCAGTGATCTTATAGATCGAAGTTCCACCATCGTTAGCAGAATGATAACCAAACGTTTCAGCCATATCTCCAACTTTCAACTTGCTATCTTGTTGCATAGCAGCAACATTATCATAAGCCTTATTGCCATTACTTCCTACATTATTAATAATTTCATTAACTTGGTTCTTGAATTCGTTGAGTTGATCTGTTGTCGCATAGTGTTCGTTCTTCATACGATCTTCTAGCTCATTGATTCGGCTTTCAATACCATTAAGCATTGAGGTAGCAGCAGAGCCTTGTCGGTTTAATTCGTTAATTAGATCCGTTACTTTGTTTTGGAAATCATTAAGCACTTTATCAGCTTGGACAGTGTGATCTTTGAATGATTGCATAAGTTCATCTGCAATCCGTTCAAATGGCGAGATCCAATCGCGTGGTACCAAACCCGTGACAACTTTATCTGCTAATACTTTAAGGTCAAATTCAAGTGTAGTAACAGAATTACCATTCTTTAGAATTCGGAAAAATGCTTGCCGATATGATCCAGCCAATGGAAACGCCTGTTTTGGCATATCGAAGCGGAATTTACCTGCTGATTCATCAATTGGAACATATCCCTCGTCATCAATAATCCGGAAATCGCCCTTTGCGCTCTTAGGTAAGAATCCTTCAAACCAGACGTTGCACCCAGTTAAATCAAATGGTGTGCCATCTTGATTCTTAATATTTACAAAGACTTGACGCATACCGTCTTCCCATTGACGAGCAGTAATCCAGTTATCATTACGTTGTTCATTCCAATCAATATGAAAATCTTGAACATTGTCAACTAGTGCTCGATTATCGGCACCCATCACATAAGTTAATGTTTGCGACACCTATATCATTCCTTTCTATATATTTAGGGCTTAATGTATATCAAGTCCCAAACACTTAATTTGTCTACTGTGATTGAAATTGAATTACCATTTTGCGTGAAATTAATCGGTTGTGGAGCGGGTGATTCATCCGCTTTAATCAAAAATACTCCTGAAGGTGTGTTTTCCACAGGAATCGTTAATTGAATGTTGCTTTGTGCTTGAGGCATAACCTGTGTTCCATGCGGGTCCTGCCAGTTATCATGAGCAATACCGATCATATTTACTAGTGAAACAATCGAACCGAAGCTTGACCGCTTATAGACAGTAGTGATCTTATCCTTATCAAACCCAGTAGATAATTGATGAGTAGATGACGTTACAGGATCGTCAATCCACTTACCATTTAGGATCTGTAAGAATTCTACAAACGTATCAAGGTAGCTCATAATAATTGTCTTACTTGAATCACGCAATTTCAGGTTTGAATTCGGGAAATATTGATTAGCTAAATAATGTTCTCCCCACTCAAGGTGACTTGCACCATTTGACATTTCCATTGCATCACATAAAAAGGCAGCTGCATCATTAACCATTCCATCGGTTTGATTGTTGGTTTCTGCTTTCTCCTTATTGACATATGATGGTAGAACCATTGGTTTCCAGTATTTCTGAGTACTATTACGAATATAACTTGCCAATTGCTTGAAAGTAAATCCAATACCACCCCAAGGCTCAACATACATAAAGTCCACTGTTCCGCTCTTCATAACTTTTTCAGTACCGATATCATCGACATTATTAATGGTTAATCGCTTATTAGGGTTCTTGGCTTTAGCCGTTTTCAACATTCCACCGTAGCCATCACCCCATTCCCACCAATTGAGATGTACTCCATCGGATGAGTAGGTTTCATTTGGCAAAGTCCCAAGCTGATCAACATGCCATCCATCAAATGGTAGATTCTTATAGACTATATCTGATTGTCCACACAAATAATTCTGCCAAGCAGGGTTTAAGACGTTCATGTAAGTAATATTCAACTTTCCGCCGAATCCCTGGTCATTTTCTCCTGCCACTTCTTTTAGATCCTTATCCTTATAGAGAAACATTTCTTTAGTCAGATTAGGATTAGTCCAATTAAGATTACTGTCATTACTAGATGGATCGCCTAACTGTGAACCGTAAATAAGGTTATAGAACATTGCTTGCATACCGTAGTTATGAACTACATCAATGTAATTCTTAACAGTATCAAAACTAGTTGGACGTTTCATAAAGTCAATCCAGTTCTGTTCCGGTTTACCATCAACAATTCGTAAAGGAGTGTCATCACGATCATACCAGTCATAGAACTGTACATAGTTAACGTGGAATCGGTTCAATTGCTTAACAATTGAGTTCATTTGATCTTCAGAAATGTCAGGACCAAAATTACCTAAAAATCCCATAATTGGCACATATTCAACATGGTTATTTACATTTACAGCAATAAATTGTGAATTACTACCAGCAACCTCAATCAAATATCCTTTATAATCACCATCTGGAATTTGCCAATTAAAACTGTTTTCTCCTTTTTGAACAGTCACATCATTTTGATAAATCTGCTTTGCCATATCAAATATACGAACTTTAGCAATTCCAGCATTAGAAGCATTGAACGTTAATTCCAATCTCTCGTTAGGCTTATAGATTGCTTTGTCTGTGTATAAGGTATCAATCGTTGCTCCGCCGCTTAATGGAATATCACTATTATCTATGATTGAGTTAATTTTTTGTTTGCCGATTTCATCAAGAATTTGCATTACTACCGCCCTAGTTGTAGCAATATCAGTACCACGCGCGATGTGAGAAGCTCGCTTGTTCCATTCTTGGCTTACTTGCTTAACTTCATCATGAGTAGCTTTATCATCCTCAAGCTTTTGGCAACGCTCTTGAAGCTTGTCGATTTGTCCTTGTAGGTTGCCGTCACCTTCCTTACGATCTGCTGTTTCATCAGACAGAGCTTGCTCAATCGCCTTGAAATCCTCTGTTAATTGACCTGGCAATTTTGAGTTCGTTGTTAAATTCTCCACGTGCGGTAGCTTAAACTCGCTCATTGACTATCACCTACTTTCGCGAATACGGGTTGCCCGTCGTTACTGACGGATAAATAAAAAGCCGTCCCATTAGGCGACTTAAATTTAAGCTTTTCAAATGTTAGACAGCGAGTGATTTTTTGAGCGTCTTTTTGATGAAACATCAATCCATCGGTAGTAACTACCACAGTGTTTGTTGCTCCATTATCATCAGAACAACCCTTACCGGGTACGTTTGTTTCCGTATCTCTGCATTTAACCAATACATGCGAATCAATATAGCTTAAATCATCACTTGGCTTAGTCACTGTTTGCTCATCAGCCATCGTATCTCGCCTTCTCTCCTCTTGTAACTGCTGCTATCTCATCAATCTGTTTTTGGCTGTACTTCGTATTATCTTGGTTTGAAGTATCTTTCTGGTTACTCTGATTGTCGAAGTGGTTCTCTTGACGTTGACCAGTAGCTCCGTAGATATTTAATGGATTAAGATTGTTGTTAATAACAGAAACGTCTTTCCAGATAGCTGAATTAACGTCTCTCATAGCGTCACCCGTATTATTAAACATCAATGTAACGCCATCTTCTGATTGACCAGTTAAGTCCTCATCTGGACCTTCAAGACCCATTAGAACAACATCAACATTCAACTGTAATTCTGGAGCAATAAGCTTTATTTGGTCACCCTTTTGTATGCCGCTCATATGAGCACCATCAATTGTTAAGACAGTAGCAGGCATGTGCTGGACGGTATTTTCAACATATTGTTTTAATGTATTCATGTCGTAGATACTGTCTTCAACAATTGGCTTGCCGCGATGCCGACCGTATAGCTTAATACTTTCTTGGTCTTCGTAGTGGAAGACGAGTGAATAGTATTCCTCTGATGTTGTTGAAGAAGTAGGTTGGCTATCGCTTGCCGAACTAGATCCACTATCACCAGCCCCACCATTCTTGATAACTTGCTGTGGGTCTAGCCACGTACCATCGTTACTCCACGCATGACCAAAAGCTTGTTGAATATTCATCCTAGTTATTCCAACGTGTAAATGACTAGTATTTCTTCTACCAATTACATCGCCAGTTTTGACTTTCTGACCAACATTAACAAAGATGTCACTAGCTGAACTGAAAGCCTCTTGATACTCTACATTAAGCCCAGAAGCGTCTTGAATAACACAGTACCAATTAATACCACCATTACCCCACGCACGGCTAACAGTACACGTTCCACCGTGAATTGCATGGACTTCGTTTCCCGGGTGGTCAATCGAACCAAAATCTAAACCGTCATGGAAATTATTAGGACGACCATTTCCTGCATGAACACCAAATAATTGAGCGTCCATAAATTTACCTTCACCAACGCTAGGGAACGGCCAACCCCAACTACCACCACCGGCTTGTTGAGTGTGACCACCCCAGCTTTTGATAAAACCAACACATTGAGAAAGAGGCTTCCCGTATCGTCCACTATTTTGACCGGCAATTTCCCAAACAGCCGCCGCAGTACCTTGTAGATACAGACGCCCGATTGTTCCTTTGCCGAACTCTTTATCCCACTTAGCGGCAGTTGCAGAGTCAACACCCTGCCCACCATAAGAAGCAGGTGTAAAGCTATTACTGTTAGCAAACTCTTTAATCCAATTGCATACACGAATAGCGTCTTGATATGGGTCTGCTAAGTGATTAGCGTAGTGGTTTAACCAACTCCACGAAGTAGGGTTCCCTTCACATAAATCATAAGCGAAAAACCACTCTGGGCTAACTCCAGCATTCTTCACCGTGTCATATAGTCGGTTAACATCAACGCCCCACGCACGAACACGCACATCCTTAGCAGCAAAGTCGTTAAGCATTGTTTGCTTATTAACTCCAAAGCTTGCATTAATTGGCGATTTTGCAAAGGCTTCGGCGCTGTCAAGGCTACCTCCGCCACCACCGGCACCATCCGAAACGGTTGTGATGTCTTTTTTCATCTTTCCGCCGTAAACCCAGCAATCATTGACCATATCTTGAAAATTATAGTCAAGGTCTACTCCAGTCATGTTTGACATATACCGAAACACTCTATCCGTTTTGTGAGTTAGAGTAGCTAGGTCATAGACCTTTAATGTCAAGCCGTCAGGTATCCAATAAGCTCCAAACGATTTAAAGTTCTGGGTTATCCATTCGTAAAGAGAGCCTTTTTGCTCAACTGAAAGTGACGGAAAAGCACCGTGGATTTCAAATTTAACCCCTTGATCGTTGTTATCAATGAATTTATGCAAGCACGATTCCAACGAATAAGTCTCTTTTTCAGATGTTTTTGTAACCGTTACTCCGGCTTGAGGCTGGTTGTTATTTTGATTAGACGAACCACTAGAATTACCACCAGTAATGGTTGGGTTGTCTTCTGTTGGCTCGGGATCATCAATACGAATATTTTTCAAGCAGTCGATAATAGTGTGGGTACAAGTTATTTTCTTTGTGACAAAACCATGCTCGTCAATTCCCGGTTCCATACGTTGAACGTTGTAGAACTGTCCGTTATACCACAAGCCACATTTCCCTTGAATTGCATTAAACGCATCTTTGTATTGAGTGCTATAAGTTACCGTGAGAGTGAATTCATAATTAGCTCCAACTTTCTCGTTTCTCTTAAAAGAATTGTCGATATCGTTGTAGTCTATACGATAACTATGTTTGTTGTCTTTCGTTACAACGTATATATATTTTTGCCAATCTTTCATGATAACCTCCAGAAAGGAAAATCAAAGCTAATTTCACCGGAAAAATTATCAACTTGAAAATCGTTCTTTCCGTTTTTCAAAGTAATAACTCCTCCATGTGTACCAGTGATATTAAGCTGGTCACCATCGTTATTAAAAGTTGGATTAACACCATCTAAAACCCAAGTCCCATTAAAGGCTTTGGGGCGTTGAATAAAATCTCCAGTTGTTAAGTTTTTAATCTGAAAATTACCGTTAGATGAGCCTTTTAAGGTTATCCTTAGTTGGTGTCCTCTTCGCTCTGGATCGATGTAAATATCAGATAAGTTGTAAACACTGAACTTATTTTCTTTGAATGTATAAGGCGGATAGTCGCCGTTATTAGGAACATTGTTGTTAACTCCCCATTCATCTTCGACAGGGCTTAAAGAAGTTCCAATTGAACGACTTAATCCCATCAAATCAGTAAAAGTGACCTCACAAGTCCAATCATTAACTGAAAATTCCGGATCACCCATGACTGCTGTGCCATAGTACATACGTCCAAGCCAATCAGCAAACGTTATCCAGTAGGCTTCACGACTAACTAAAAAACGCTGTGCTGCTTCAAAAGCTAACATAGCGTCCGTTTGGCTAACACCTTTGTAAACAAGCTTGAACTTCAATTCCCTAGAGTCGAAACTAGTTGAGACAATTCTTTCCCCATCTTGAAAACCAATCTTTTTAGTTTGATTCGTTTTCTTTGCTACTGGAACATTAGGTGAAGAATAGCAATAAACCTTTTTCATGCTTGGCACATCATAAGCACTAGTCCAATTAACTCCGTCTGGACTTGTAGAAAATTCGACAGTCGGATGGTCAACTTCATTGGGCAAAGGTACTCCGCCTAAGTCAACAAAGCCATATTGGACTGGTTTATCTTGTCTTTTGGAAAATACTTGTATCAAAAAATATCACCCCTTAGCCGATTGCCATCTTGCAACATTCCATTCGTTGAATTTTCTATTCAACTTTGAAGCCGTATCAAATGTAATTTCTGGGTGCTGATCAACGTTATCAAGTTTGTTAACAGCTTGTTCAATCAAAGTAGTTACTTGGTCTTCAAACGAACGGGAACTAGCATTGAATGTGTTGCTTGCAGACAATCGACTATTAACTCCAATGCTAGAATTATCAAGCTGTGAATTGAAAGCTGATAGCGATTGTGAAAAGCCATTAGTATTAATTTCAGGAATCGTAACTGTTGCTGCATTTGCAATCCTTTCAGCCATTGTAGATACATTTGATTGTACACTTGCAAATTCTCCAGTAAGTCCATTATTTAGCCCTTCCATAATTGCTTGACCAGCAGGGATAAGCAACTTACGATCGTAACTAATTGGACCTTTGTGTGCCTTAATCCAGTCTGCAATACCACTGATAAAGTTTTTAATGCTATTCCAAACCGATTTAAGCCCATCGAAGAAAGAATTCATAATAGCCCTACCTTGTGCGCTTAAATCAACATGAACTACTGACTTTATGAAATTAACTCCAGCATTGAATACACCTTTAATTGCATTCCACACATTTGAGATAACGCCTTTTATAGCATTCATAACATTTTGAACAATTCCTCTAGCAGCATTAAACCCACCAGAGATTACAGAACGAACCGCATTAACCGCTCCACTAATAACAGTAGTGATTGCATTCCACACTGTCGAAACAACCGCAACAAGTGTATTCCATACGCTAGAAGCGACAGCAACAATGCCTGACCACAAACCACTCATAAACCCAGCGAAGCCAGACCACACCGCTTGAACAGCGGATACTACCATTGAAACAACCATAACAAGCATATTCCAAATTATCGTTGCGATTGTAACAATTCCAGTCCAAAGAGTAGTAAAGAATGTTGATATTCCTTGCCAAACAGTTTCAATAACTGTGACAATTGTTGTGAACACTGTTACTAAACCATTCCAAATTGTTACAGCAATAGTAACAATCCCGCTCCATAGCCCAGTAAAGAACCCAACTATGCCTTGCCATACAGATTTAACTGTATTAACACAGGTAGTTACCGCATTGCCAATTGTATTCCAAACAGTAGTCGCAATTCCTACTAGGCCTTGCCAAACTCCAGATAGCCAATTAACAAAGCTCTGCCATAATGCACGCCCTTTTTTAGTCTGTGTAAAGAAATAAATCAGCGCTCCAACAACTGCTGCAATTGACGCAATTATTATTGTTAATGGATTAGCTGTAATTAAACCAGCCAATATCTTAAAAGCATTTCCAACCTTCATAAAGATGTCAAATACCTTACTGCCAACCGCAATTACAGAAACCACCGCTTTACCAATGCCAAACATAGCAGATTGAAAAATTCGTACATATGTAGAAACTTTTCCAAGACTAACAATAATCTTTACTCCGGTAGTTAAGCTCGGGAAAACCTTAGTAAATATTCCAACAACCCCACCAAGTTCTTGAAAAGCTCTTGCAAGACCGCTGATTGTTGTAGCAGTTTTTCCAAAAACACTTATTCCAATCAACCCTTCTGCCAATGGCCCAAGCCAATTTTTGTTAGCATTGATGAAAGAAAAAAGTCCTTTAAGGGTTCTTAAAATTGCCGTTGTAGCATTTGTGACTATTGGAGATATAGCTTGAAATGTAGCGTTAATACCGCTCTTCATGTTATCCAACACTTGAGCGATACTACCAAACCCAGCTTGACTAAAACCTTTATTAATAGCAGACATCATATTAGCCATGTTCTTGACAACTGCATTTTTCAAATTAGCAAAAGATGTTCCTATACCTTGACTATTCTTCTTAGCTAGTTGTGCAAACCCATTGACTCCACCATTTAATTTGATAAATCGGTCGTTCAATTGGTCAACCGTAATTTGTCCAGACTGCAAAGCATTATAAAGGTCTTGTTCTGCTGACTTTCCAGTAAACCCAAATGAGTTAGCAACCTTACGTAATGCAATCGGCATTGTTTCCATCAATGTTCGATAAGACATCAAGTCAACCTTACCAGTTGAAAGCATTTGAGTATATTGTTGCAATCCACGTGATGTATCAGCAACACTAGCTCCAGAAGCAAGAAAGGCGTTATTTAAGGCAATTGCTGATTGAGAAGCTTTTTTCGCACTTCCTGTTAATGGTGCCAACTGTTGAGCAACACTTGTTACATCTTGCAGTGAAGTAGGCAGTCCATCAATCCCTTTAGCAAGAATTGACGTTGATTTTGCCACGTCTTGCGTAGAATAATTCAACGCCTTCATAACTACAGGATACTTATTTAACGTATCAAAACGTTCAATTGCTCCACCCATTGAGTTCTTAACAACATCCCATGCTTTACCGGCAACAGCAACAGCGCTAACAGCCCCCACCATCGACTTGAATGTGTTAGATATTCTTGAACCGCTATCACTAACCGCTTGAGATGATGCTATTGTTTGATTATCAAATTTGTTGATTGATTTAATAGCTTCTTCTAGCGTTGAGCTAAAACTTTCATCGTAGGCGCTTAGAACAGCCCTAACGCTCATTGAATCTGACATTCATTACTCACCTCTCTTTCTGCTTCATTTCGATATACTTCTTCCAACGTTGAGCGATTAAATCAGCTTCACGCTTATTTGCTCCAGCTTTGCTTACTGGCTGATAATCCTGCTCATAGTTAGCACGAATATTATCTATTGCTTCTCCATAATCAAAGAAATCACTGAACCTCGTGTATTTAGGAACAGGGTGTTTTTCACTGCCTTTCGTTTCCTGAACTGATTGGTTTAAGAATGCTTGCAATGCAATTTCCCGTTCTCGATTTGCTTGTTTTAACAATGCAGCTTCCATACGCAAGCTGTACTCTGCTAGTCCCATATCCTCAATATCAGAAATGTTATGAAAGCCTAGATAAGTCAAAGAATTGAGCAGAATTTCATGATAACTCTGCTCTGATGTAAGCTGACGACTTTCTAGGCTTTTAGGTTTTTTACAACTGGTTGAGCAGCGTTGCTTTCTTTAATTTCATTAATAACTTGTTTGAATAATCCTTCTAAGTTTTTTGAATTATCAATATAATTGTCGATTTCATCTTGCGTTACGTTTCCTTTAGCCGCTGCAAACAAAGCATCAGCAAGTGCAGAAGCGTCTTGCGTTACCAGTGATGGCATAAGGACGGTAAGTCCCATTCCAAAGTTCATCTTCATACCATTTTGTTCACCTTCGACCCCACGATTCTTGTCAAGGTTGCGAATAAACTTAACTCCAAAAATGAATAACTTGTCTTCACCGTTAATCTTTAATTTCATTTCGTTTCCTCCATATCAGCCGCCCTTGCGTATTGTTTATTTCTTTGGCGACTTAGTAATCACTATTATTGCTTACCTGTGCTACCTGTTGGAGTAGTTTCCTTACTTGTGTCGTAAGCTACACCAGTACCAGCATCTGTGTCTTTCCAAGGTGTACCGTTGCCATCTGTACCATCATCTTTTGGCGTTTCGCCAATAGCATCAACACCACGGAAGACATAAGCAATCATCTCTTCATCGTCTTGGCTAAGCGAAGTCCAGCCTATAACTGGTTCGCCCTCAACATTGATGGTAGTCTTGCGAGATGATACATCGTCCGGATCACCATCAATATCGTCTTCTGAAACAGTCCCTCGCATATAGTAAGCGAAGCATTGCCCTTTATCGTTGCGCCGTTGATAATTAACGATCCAAAACTCCATCTTGTCACCGTTGAACAATGACATTTGCAACTTATCAGCAATTTCAGACCAGTTATTAACGAATTCAAATTTTAAATCAGTTTGAAGTGGTGATTGTTTGCTTACGTAACCGTCCTTAGTTGCGTCTGTCTTAGAATCCCGTTGTGGCTCAAAGTCAAGTGAAGTTTGATAAGGCACAGGCATTCCCCGTTTTTCTTTTGCTTCTGCTAGTTTGCGAGCAAAAAGGACTAAATTTTTACCCTGAATTGCAGGGTATTTAGAAGTATTTACTGCCATCAATATTCCTCCTATCCGAGATTAAAAAAGAGCGTCAACACACCGTGAACTAGCACAGTGTCTGGTACGCTCGTATCATTCATTATTTGAAAGTCAGATTGATTATTTCTGCCAATGAAACGGAAGTTATCAGTAATCAATGTTCCGTCTGCTAATTGATTAAGTCGCTCCATCATTTGTGTTACTTGATAACGCATTTTCAATGTTCCCCAAACATGAATAGTTTGCGAAATTAAACCACCCTTAGCCGTTTTCAGATTAAGGGTGGTTTGTTGTGTATTAGCAAGTTGTACGAATGGATAATCAACTTCTTTAGCTGGCAAGTAATCATAAGTATCAAATCCAAAGCACTGACTAGCTTCGAAAATCATGTCGTAAAGTTCTTGTGTTGGTATCAGTAACATCACAGCACCTCACATGAATAGAACGTTGAGTTGGTCAACAAATCTAAGAGCTTGATAGGTTAACGCTGGACCAAGTGTCGGTCGTGCCGCCATCCACCTGGTGCCATACTCCAAGTAACTGAAATAGGCGGTATGAGGGGCCACAATAGCCGTTAAGCCACTATCAGCGATCTTGAGTGTTGTGCTTCGCTTGGTAGCACCAGTTGAATAGCCCTTAATGTAAGCTTTATCCATATTATCTTGTGCCTTAGACTGCAATTCAGCTCCGTTCTGTTTGACGATAGCCTTAACATCATTCATATGGGCACGATCTTTTAACCCCATAGAAAGCTCGGAAATGCCCTCTAGTTTAACGAATTCTCTACTCATTTAGTTTCACCTACGATCAGTGTGAAATACTTTAACGGCTTCCTATACGTATTTAAGACATACTTGCGACTATCGCCGTCTAGTTTCAAATATCCCCATTGTTTCGGTGGTTCGTAAACTGTGCGAATGACCAACGCTCTATGCTTATAATCACCGAAAACTTGCGCACTCTTTTCTACCCCAACATCAGTAACATTAGCAGGCAAGGTTACAAGTTCCTCATCACCACCAACATATTTGCGCTGTTTTGGATCGTAATGCTCTTCTTCAGTGTCATAAAACGTTACCTGTCTATCGAATATCATTGTTACGCCTCCGATAAGGGTCAACGGTAGTTAATAACCCCGTTCCGTTGTTCTTCTTCCACTCGGCAATATCGTCTAAGAAGTCGTCAAAATCATTAGAATTAAACGAAATCGTTTCGCCCTCTTGACTGTATGAGGTCATACCTTCGTTTTTGAGGCGATTAAACCTCTTAACGCATACTTCCATAGGAATATACGCTAACTCGGTTGGCACCATCTCTGTGGGCTTTAAACCGAGCTTAAATTTAAGTTGAAGATTGGTGTTGCTAATAATCAGCCCTAATGTTTCATCGAAGCTAGTATTACTTGGTAACAAGCCAATCATCGTTTTTAAGTCTTCAAGGGCTGGCGTTTTCTTTTCTTCTTCGTCAGCCATTTAATCGCCTACTTACCAGTTCCGCCATCAGTAGTAGTTGTAACCTTTGGAGCACCAGCAGGCTTGTTAATCTTAGCAACTAATACCTTGCTTGGGTTTTGAACGTAAGGAGCGGCAATTTGAGTACCGTAAATAGTATTTAATTGAGTGCTCTTGTCACGATCATTTTCAATAAGCAAATCACGTTTCATCAGAAGCTTAAACGCTTGACCAGTGTTAAGAGTTTTGAGTTCCTTAGGATCTTTACCAGTCTTTTCTCCTTCTTCAAATTCTTGCATTGCCTTGATGTCATCTGGTGAAGAGTAAACTACTACCGCTTGACCGTCTTTCATCTTGTTAGTAGTGAAGAAGGAAGCGCCTAATACGGCAGGGGTTGCGCCGTTAAGCACAAGGTTAGCTCCAGTATCAGAGCCACGTGTGTGGTCTAAGATGTCCTTGTCAAACCATAACTTTGTTTGTGGGTTACATAAGATTGTGTAAGCTCCATTACCCTTTTGAGCGTTAAAAGAGCCGATTAATGCGTCAATACCGAGTACAGTTGGGTCAATAGTGAGGGTGTTCTTGACCGCAAGTGCTGCATTCATGAATGAATTATCGGTAAATTCTGCAATGGTACGAGCAATTTCAGAAGTACCATATTGAATTTGACTACCTAACCGTGAAATATCAGATTCATCAGTGAATGAGTAACCATTCCCGTATTTTTGAACAGTAACTTGCGTGAAGCCTTGTTCTCCCTTTTGTACCGGAATCTTAGCACCTTCCGCTACGGCTTGCGCTGGTCCAATTTGCTTCCATGTAGCTTCTTTGAGCACGTCTCCGGGCTTTCCTTGAAGAGTGCGGTCAATAGTTGCTAATGGAGTGAATACCATTGCGTCTTGGTACTTTTCTTGAACGATAGGAGCTAAGATTTCTGCATCTAGTAAATCTGCTGTTGTTGTATTTGCCATTAAACTTCATTCCTTTCTAATATCCAGCCTTACGTGCTAATTCAGCATAGGCTTGTGGGTCATTTTGTTTTAATTCAACACGTTCAATAATGCTCATGCCCTTTAGACTTTGAGGTTTCTTAACTGGGTCTCCAGTAATTTTTGGTGTTTCACCTTTTAGCATTTCGTCACGTGTTGATGATTTAACTCGTTCGATCATTGACAGAACAGCTTGAACGTTTTGCTGTGTGCTTTCTGCTTTATCAGTAACGATTAAATCAATATCTTCATCTGTTGGAGTGTAGCCACCTTCTACAAGTTGCTTGCGAGCAGTGTCACGCATTTTGTAACGTGCTAATTCTGCTTGTGCGCTTTCTGCCTTGCGATTAGCTTCTTCCAGTTCATGCTCTTTCCGTTGGTCTTTGGTCATCTTGGCTAATTTGTTAGCTTCCTCAGCTCCAGCGTTGCGAGCGTCTTCTAGTTCTTTTTGATGGTCACGGTCATAACGTGCCATTCGCTTTTGAACCATCTTATCTACTTCTTCTTGCGTGAACGTCCGTTGAGAACCTTCTTGTGGTTGCTCTGGTTGTTCAGTGTTGGTTGCTTCTGCTCCAGTTGGTGCACCTGTTTCTGGAGCTTGAGAACCTTCCGCGAAGAATTGTAGGTTCATTGGTAAGTTGTTAAACATAAATACACCTCAGTTTATAGTCTCGGTGGACTGTAATATTCCGAGTTGTTCTTTAACGACTGCAAGCTAGTAAAAAGTCAAAATAAAAAGCCCTCAGAACGTTTCTAAGAGCTTTTAGCTTAAATACATATAATTATTCATTTTTATCTTTAGATTTCCTAGAAGCACCTACTGTGGCTTTATAGGAGTTATTCTTACCATCTACCCAGTAAGCACTAATACTGCAACGACAATTTGGATGAGCAGGAATAATCGGTACATCGTCAACTTCATATACTCCACGACCATTACCATCTGGGTCATTACTGGCAATCTCTCCACAGACTTTGCAACGACCAGGTTCAGCGTGCCATTTGCAGAAACGATAATCGTTGGCAATTAGTGAATCTATTTGCGCTCTGTGTTGAACACGAGCTGACTCTGTTCTTGCTAAGCGTTCAGTAACATAACGATAATTGGCTATGGTTTTAGCAACATTAGCTTTTAACTTAGTTGCCATTTCTCTGGGGTTCTGCCCTTGAATGATACCAGTAGATATAACTTGGTCAAGTTGAGCTTTTAATGCTGCTTGATTAGCCCACAAACGTTGACTAAAGTTAGCTGATTCAGTTTGACCCATGATTACCTTAGCCACCTTGCTATCAGTCCACATGGACGGCTTAGCAGTAACTCCCATAATACCTGCCTGTCGCTTAACCTCATCAATATAATCTTGGCTAAGCTTATCATGTAAAGCTTTATCTACATCAATACCACTTTGGACCATTTCCAAGCCAATTTGAGACTTCAACATCTCTAATCGACTAATCCTCATTGTAGCGTTATAAACTCTCATCTGGTCGTTAACAGCCTTACTAAAATCAGCATACGTTACTCTATTACCTGCTTTACGCATTTGGTTAGCCTGCTCAACAATCTTCTTCGCTTTATCTTGAAAATGTTGAACATCGGTAGCTTCCACCACTTCTTGATTAAGGAAGTGACCCTTTTGCAGATTAAGAAGTTCATGCTCCATTGCACTATCGATATTATTAAGTGCTGTTTGATAATACTTCGCTAAGTGTTGGTTAAACTGCTCATCATTAGCTAGGTTTTGGCTTATCCACGCCTTTTCCGCTTGTTCCCGAGCCTTCCAGTAGTCCTCGTTCTTGCGGTTGTTCGGTATCTTCGCCATTGTTACCACCCTTTAGAATATCAGTTGCACTTGCTTGGTTCTTAACAGCACGTTTAACTTGCTCTTCCTGTTCATCAGCAATACGATCCATTTCCTTCTTTGGATCATCAACAATATCAAGCGTGCTGAGCATTGTTTGATCAGATACAATACCTTTCAAGCTGTTAGCAGTTTGAGCTTGGTTAGCAAGGTCAATAGGAACATTACGATTAAACTTAAATCGCAATTCTTTGCGTACTTGGTCCTTATCAATTGTACCGATAACCTTACCCATACCGATAACAGTCCCCAGCAGATTACGTAATGAGATACGAAACTTACGCTCTTCAACTGCTGCTTGGTTCTGCATTGATAACAACTTGTACTTAATAGCAACACCCGAAGCATTACCACTGAATGCTTCATCATTTAAGTTAGTAACCATAGCCGTTTGGAAGATGTCGTCTTTCAGTCGGTTCAACATATTCTCTTGCATAGTGTCGCCATCTGGCTTGCTAATAAAGTCAACGTCACCATTAGCAGCCATCGGGTCCGGTGAATAAAGAATCCTGTCGTCATTCAGATTAAAGATAGGGTTTCCGTTCTCGTCTTTGGGTAATGGAATACCAATGATTTTTAGATAAGCTTCATCAAAATAAGCAACTTGGTTAGCTTTTTGACTGAATGCTTTGTCGTACTCATCAACCAGTGTTCTAATCTTGCCAACGATACTTAATCGTTCGCTGTTGCTATCAAACTCCACAGCAGGAACTTCACCGAATAGACTAGCTTTCTCATCCGTGAATTGCTTTTCAGTAAATGACTGTATCTTGTTAGCTGTATACATTTCTCCGCTTAATACGTTGTTAAAGTAACCGTAGCGGACAAATGCAATCGGCTTCTGATTGATTGACGTGTCATAGATCATAAAACCCGATGATGGGTCAATAACTGCCACCTCTGTATCAGCATTTTCGGTCTGGTACGTTAGCATGTATGAACGACCATATACTGCAACCTGCTTAGCAACCTCTGTGAGCTTATCTTGGAAGCTGTTATTGTTTAACCAGTCTTGTAACTTATCGTTGTTAGTATCGTCTTCTAAGCTAATCTTTGGTGGCTTTCCCATAAAGTAACCAACATACGTATCAACGACATAATTAGCCCAGTTACTAATCAATCTGTTATCTGGACGAGCTGACTCTCTATCGTATGGTTTACGTAAGATGTCATGCTGTCCTGTGTACATATCGTAATTCTTGCGGTAACCAGTCGAACGGTATTCATTATCCAAAATAAAAGAGGTCAGACTATCAATGTCGACCTCCTCGTTAGGACAAATATATGTACCGTTCTTTGTAACGTAAGCGTCACCTGCAATCATTCTACTTTCTGCCAATGTATCACCTCCTAGAAGTATTTAGAATTAATAAATTGAGTTTGATTATCCTTGTGTTCGTTAAAGATAGCGTACCTCATACTATCCATGCAATTATCCATTTTCTTAACCGGCACTCCTTTATCACTATCCCAAACGTATTGATAAATTTCATCAATAAACTTAACAGGTGCGCTTTTTAATACAAAGAAACTATTAGTAGTCATTAGTTCTGCAACCGACTCAATACCAGTTAAAACATTTTTATCAGCGTTACGAGCTTGTATACCGTTAACCATCAATTGAGACACATACTCTGGGCGAGCTGAATCACACCAAAAGGTCAGCCCTTTACCATATCGCTGTTGTATCTGTTTCATTACTTCAATCCAGTGGTCAATATACTTATGAATTGCCGTATGCTCTTCAACTAAATACGTATTGCCTTGCCTATCATCAGCCCACACAGTAATCGATGTATCGTGTCCTTCGGCAAAACCAAAGTCAACGCCACAATAATATGTATACGTTCGATTAGGCGGCAATTTATCTATCATCATCTTATTTTTGTCAAATTCTCGATATACTAATCCGTCTCCCGATACCCACAATCCATATATGGCTCTGTCTGTAAACATTCCCGAAGGAGTTTGTGCTTTTAAGGCATTGACGTATTCGGTAGACAAGAATGTATTGTCATCAATTGTAAAGTTAAAAGATTTAATTCTCGACTCGGGATCATCTGCCTTATCAATATAATCAACCTTTAACCAATGATTAGGATTATCTGGTCAAGGGTTGGTATCACAGATAATTCGTGAGCCGTCGTAACTACACCGTTGAAGTATTTCTTGAAATACACTTTCAGTTGCTAATGAACATTCATTAATGTAAGCGCCCATTGCCGTTAAGCCACGGATGCTATTAACACCACGATCGGTACCCGTATAACTTTGAACGATTTCCACATTCATAAAGTGGTAGTGACCGTGACGATCTGGTTTTAGATCAATTCCAAATTGGTTGTTAATAGACGTAATGACGTTTGTAAAAATAGAATTGCTTGAGAACCCAGCAAGAATATACAGAGGCTTTCTCACTCCACTTTGCTTGGCGAGCTTTGATACCCGTCTAAGTTCCATTAGAAAAAGCCAGTTATCAATATATGTTTTCCCACTACGAACAGCACCACTTAAAATCATCAAGCGCCAATCATCGTGTAGATAACTCTGTAATACAGATTGTTGCTTTGCTGTTAGAACATCTGATAATGCCAACTTTGACCACCTCCTTCCAATTGAACTGCTAAAACTCTAACAGCTCTTGATATATCAGTCTTTCTTGTCACTTTCATTAACAAGTTTATCCATAATTTTGTCAAGAGCTGTGGCAATGTCTTGACCGTTATCTTCCATGCTCTTTGCACGTGCTTCACTGATACGAGCATCAGCAATCATCTTACGTAACTGTGTCTTTGAGAATTCATCAGCTAATGGATAACGTTTGAGAATCTCTTTCCATGCTGACAATCGTACTTTTAAGTCAGCTGGTACTTCAATCTTTTTCCACTTTCCAGATAACGGATTGATTTGCGCTTGTGTTTCTGTGGTTTCGCCACGTGCAATTGCAGTAATGGCCTGCATCGCTTCTTTGGCGTCTGCTATCTTATGTGACTCAATTTCAGCCATTTTAGCGTCAATATAGTGTTTTAGGTTAACATTAGTTAACAATCTGCTAGAAGCTGCCTTTGCTGATCCTGGCGTTTTGACGCTATATCCTGCTTTAATATAGGCTTGTGTGGCGTTACCACTTTTAATATACTCATCAGCGAATAATCGTTGTTTTTGCGTTAATTTCATGGCATATCACCACACCACCTTTCATTCTTGATCTATGTTGCAGTAGAGGCGCTTGACTCGCAAGAGGCAAGCGCCTCCTTGGGGTCGGCTTACTTCTTGACCTCAATTAAAATAAGTAATAAGATTAATAGAGTAAAGTTTAAGTTATTCATTGGGAATCACCTCCTCACAATTTACTTGGGAGGTGATTCCCATTTTTTATTGCCTAGCCGACCCCAAATAGTTTTACGGGGATGCTTATGTATTAAGGCAAAATAAAAGACGGTAGCCATTTGCTATCGCCTTAATCATTTAATCTTTTATGTATTAGTTCGTCTAATTCTTTCAAGTCATCATCATCTGCTAAATCACGAATAAACTTACGAGCATATGAACGGTAACGGTAAACACGCTGCTTATCTTTGTTTTTATCGTTCCATTTCTTGGCTGCCTTTAATTGTGCTTCGCTTGTTTTATTTTCTGCCATGTCACTCACCTACTTTAATATCCAAGTGGCAATACAAATAATAATAGCTAAAATAGAAAGCACAATTGAAATGTTATCCTTAGTTTCTCTTTTCATAACAGGCAAGACTAGAACATGGTATAATTTATATACACCTAAACAAGGGCTTTGTTGGAACCCTTGCTGGTGTCAGATTACTTAAATAAGAACGTCAAGATGGATATTATGAAGCTTGCAATGCTGAGATAAAATTTAATATCTTCTCGACGTTCTTTTTGTAATCTCTTACGTCTATCTGTTCTAATCTTTATCCCTCCCTTCACTTATTATAATACTACGTTAGTAACGTATAGTAAAGCGAATTAGAGGAAAAACTATTTATTTTTATGTACTTTAAAAGCCGGCAAGCGTTGACCTGTCGGCTTTTTCTTCGCTAATCGTTTACGGGTTCGTTCAGCATGGTTGAGCATATATTCTTGTGCCGTGCTATTAACAAAACCCCAGTTTTTAGTTGTTCTCATGCATACCACCGAGCGAATTTAACATTCTTTGACTTCAAAGCCTCTCTTGCCAGTAGTTTTGAATGTGGATCACCTTCCGCAATTGCCCTAAGCACATCCTCATACATATCGTCTTCTTCAATATGCATTACTTCCCAATCTGTATTCTGGCTATCAGTAAATGAATTAACGATATCTTTTACTTCTTTGACCGTGATATGTTTACTCATGTTGATTCTCCTTCCTTATAACGTTCTCACAAACTCATGGAAGTCTTGTGATGATCGTCTGCGTTTTTCAACCATATTATTTTCAAATTTGCATTCATTGAGAATTTCTTGATCAATTTCATTTGCTATCATTTCACCAATCGAATGGAATCTCGCTTGAGATTGAAGCATCTGTTTTTCTTTTGGAAATTGTTTGGTCCAGATAAATGTAATCACAATTTTAGGCTTATAGCGTCTATTTGCTAGACAAAGTGATACAACAACAGCCGCTACTGTACCTATTGCACTCACCCAGTCTGCTAAATCTCCTAAATTATATGTAATGTTAACTTGTCTGACCGTAGTTACTGCCAAAAACATCATTTTCAATTCACCTCATACATATAATACAAAAGCCCAGTCGCGAAGACTAGGCTGAGGTGAATTTAAATGTAGTTTAACGTCATTGCGGACGATCAAGGCTAATGGAAGAACATCATAGTAAGCAGTGCTTTCTCCTTTCGTTGATTGTCAAAAGTAAGTGTTGCCTTGAATGCTAACGAACAGATTTGAACTGCTATCTTCACGTTGAAACGGAAGCAATGGTGACGCTCTACCGTTGAGCTACGTCAGCATAATACAGAAATGCTTGCATCCACTAATCGTTTTTGAATTTTGTTACTCATTGTATCTCTGTATTACATCACGGCGTGTGACAAAAAAATACTATGCAATTACGAAAGAGGAGCGTTCATCTCCTATCATAGTTAAGTTTGCCGTGATAAAGCGGATATCGGGAACTGCCCCCACGAGTGATTAGCCCGGCATCTAACTTGCATATTCGCATAATCAGGACCACACAATCACCGCACCCGGTCGTAGTTTTCCGCCTACTCCTGTAACGGTTTTGCTGTCCTTAATATTGGCAATCCTCTAGCCGCTGAGTTAGATTACGTACTCTTTTGCTGATTACAGCACGGTTGCCCGAGACTATCAGAGAGGCATATTGTTTTTATCAAAGGAGTATTTCATACACTAAACGCAAAAGCCAAATTGTTACTGGTTACACATGGTTTATAACTTTACGATAGTCTCAATGTGAACCATGGTCATCTGCCACCATCGCGTCGGCTTGGTTACCGGATTTCACACTTTACTACGCTTAACAAGAGATCCCTATTGTGAGTATAGTAATGAGTCTTGAAAATACGTAGAGTAGTTAAAGGCTTGCTCGGGCACGTTATTTGAAAAGTAAAGTCGTTTCTGTAATCATTCGACAATACCATAATAAGGCTGTTTTTCTTGAAAATCACGCCAAAGTACCGCCATTTTACCGCCAAAACACCGCCACTTTACTTTTCAACTAAAACATTAGCAGGAATTATCCTTGCTGCTTCCCACAATGCTTCTTTCTGCATGCGATTAAAAGTACGCTCAGAGATATTCAACTTCATTCTTACCTCTGTTATTGAGCGATGATGATGAACAAAGCGATTATCCAGTATAAGCGCATATAATTCATGCTCATCTCCCTTTGAAGCAATGTACTTGAGAACTAGTTCACGTCTCTTCCATTCGTTTTGTGCATTTGTCCAATCGATCATACGACGATCAGGATCATATGTCCTTGCTTTAGGCTGTCCGTCAAAATCAGGCGATCCTAGCGTAATCTTCTTTTTTTCGGCTTCATCTCTCCAATACCAATATTTAGACAACCATTCACGAGCCATGTCGCACGATTCATCACGTTTATACTTTTCAAATATGCTATTCACTTGCCCTACTCCCCTTGTGATATAATTATTTTGTTTAAATCTTTGTACAAGGGCGCTCTCACAGTAGAGCGTCTTTTTTGTTATATGAAGAATGCAAACACATGCGACCATATTGTTAGTGTCAACCAACACATAAATCCAAGTAGAGCAGCTATAATTATTACCACAGATAAACAAACAATACCCATCGTTCCATACCCTAGAACATTACCCAAAATTCTTCTCATGTGTTTCCTCCAATAAGTCATATAATTTTTCTTGCGTCAAAACTACTTCTACATCTGTAATTCTCAATTGGCCGTAATAGCCCGTATTACGAAATAACACTCCTACGTGACGATAATATTCAGGTTTTGATAACCCTGTAATCTTTAGAATAGTAGCCTGTTTAGTGCCAATTTTTCTCAAGATATAAGCTTGTGCAAAAGGATTATTAATATTGTGCTTATAAAAATATTGCTTAATTCGCCATTCAGCTTCTTTAATTCTTCTAGGTTCTCGTAACTTCAATTCTTTGCGAAACTTCATAATTTCTTGAAGTCGCCAATCATCAGGAGCAAGGATCTCTTCAGGCATTACATTAAGGCCACCCCACTCGTTATTCTTACTTAATGAATCCATTGCTTCAGACAATCTTTTAGGTATTGTCATTATTCTTCCTCCCTTAGGCTCGTTCTAGATATTCAACATCAACATCAATTGGCTTATATCTATACTGAGCCAATCCTATTTTCTTAATCTTTGCAATCATGTGGCTAGTTCCATTCACTCGCTTAATATTGATAATGTGGTACAGGTCACCGACTAGCCTAACAGGTTGATTATTGCGCATTGCTAATCTTGCTTGTGTTGTTAGCATTAGTTGTCCTCCATCTTGTGAGTTTCCCAGTCATAACTAATCATTGTATCAACTTTGAATTTTTTATCACATCCAATGCAAGAGATTTCATGCTCACCATCTTCATATAATTCGGGATAATCAATTAAATCTGCCTCATCGATTGCAGCCCCGCAATAAGGACAAACTACATAATCACCACTGAAAGTATCTGGTTCTCCTTCTTCAATGCTTTCGCGAATATCTTCTAAATGTTTCTCACTCAAGCAGTCATAACATAGGCCACCGTTTATCCAAGCAGCACACTCTTTTCCACATCTTTTGCAATGTGTATCTTCATAGCTCAATGCCATCATTCTTCCCCCTCATGTTCACTCTCACGATTAAATTTAGCCAATTCTAATTCTGTAATGAATGGTTTCCCGTTATATTGGGCTTCCACAGAACGCTTGAAAAATTCAAATTTAACTTCGGTCATATTTTTCGACATCTTCCTTCACGGTAAACTTCGGGCTTAGAAGTAACTACCATTGCGATTTTTTTAATACTTATTCCCTCTTATATATGTGTAATGTTTAATTGCGTTTCCCTCTGATCTAAAACCATATCCATTCCCATCATCAATTACTTCTCCAGTGTTAGCATCAACCATCACCCATGGGTTTTTATATCCAGAAAGCTGTGTAGCTTGTGCATCAACAAATCTAGTGTCAATGTTTTCTTTTTGACCTTTTTTAGCATTAATTTTCTGCTTAACATACTCATTAACATCGTCTCTGATTAATAGGTTCATGATATTATCACGAGTTTCCAGATCATATCTCATTGAAGCCATTTTATGGTTTTCCTCAAACGTTAAATTGCTATTTGCTTTTGTTATTGACGACATCAATGCATCGGCAACTATCGAAGCCTGCCCAAGGTTCAACTCGTTCTCATGGAAATAATTAATGCAAGCATAAAAAGCATTTCGGATCGCTGCTTGATCCTTTTTAGGCAAATACAACAGCGGTGAATCTTCAAAATCTTTGAACTTCATTTGCTTTACCTCCTACATAAAGAACCCGAATACTTCTTTCCAAATGATGAATACGGCCCAGCTTCTTTAATTTTCATGCTTTTGCCTCCATATCAATCTTGCGGTAGTTCTCCATAAACTTGTTCGCAATATAAAGCACTTTTGGAGCTACCTTTGCAAACTGTGGATTATTGCTCAAATTAAGTGAAAGAAAACAATCGTTTGATAGCCAAATAATAATTCTGTTATATCCCTCAGCTTCAAACACGATACAATGGTGTGCTGTCATTTCGCTGTAATCTACTGTTAGCCCTAGTCCCTTCATATCTCTCTAGTTGAATAATTAATTTATGCTGCTCAAAACTAATCATTTTTGTACCTCCACTCCATATCTTCTAACAAGAAACGCACGTTCTTGTATCTAAGCAATGCTTCAACATCTCCAATTTTATTTCTTGCATAACTTCTTTTGCCACGAAATAGAAATGCAATTCGATGTTCAAACTCAAATTGCTTCAACCCCGTTACCTTTAAGATAGCTTCTTTAGCCGTTCCCAGCTTACGTAAGACATAAGCCTGTTCTAATGGGTCAACTATGCCTTGATCTATCAAATGTTCTCTCGTTTGGTCTATCCACCAAGAAATACGTATATTTTCGTTAATATCGGTTTGCTTCCTAAAAGCTAAAATAGCTTTCAAATGCTTGCTATCTGGTGGCAGAACATCTTCTGGCATTCGGAGGTCGCCTTTTGACACGTAACCATTTTCTTCAAGATAATTAAGCGCTTCTGTTACTTCATCTGGAATTCTCATTGCTCGGCAACTCCTGCTTCTTCAATTTTCATGCTGTTACCTCCTACACAATCGCTATCTGTGCATTAGCTCGCCGAATTTCTTGTTGCAATTCAAACGGTGGATACCAGTTGTTGACAAAATCAATTGCCTTGTCAAAGTCTTTCATTGGCAAGTCATTGTATCGGTCTTGATCGAACGTTTCACGATATGAACTGAACAATGCACGATAGGTCTTAGCTCGAACGTTCTTGTCACGATATGCGTTGGATTTCTTACCGCCTAGAACATTGATAATCTTTGCGTTACGCTTCTTAGAAAACGAATGAGCCATGTTGCCGGGCAGTCCCATACGATCCTTGATGTCCTTAACATCTGCTGAAAGGCTTTCGTAGCCTTTAGCAATCAAACTAATTTGTTCAGGTAAGCTAAGGGGCTTTTGCTGTTGAAGTTGCTTCTCCATCTGATTAAAAGCATCAATGTACTTTAACTTGAATTGAAGAGCTTTCTTGCCAGTAAACCCCATTGCTAAAAGTGAGAAGCCGTCACGGTTCATATAATAGATACGGCGATCACGTCCATAACTATCGGGTTGATTACTTTCGATAAACATCTCCCCAAAATTGGGTACATCTTTCTTAATAGCGTCAATGTCACGCAAAATATGGTCGTGACGTTTTTCAAAATTCTCTGCTACTTGCAAGCTGGTTGTCACTGCTTGTCGATCACGCATGATTACTAATTCTTCTGTCATTTTTTGTTTCCTCCGCTTCGTAAAAGTCTAAGATGGCTTGCTTTACCACCCGATTGTGTCTCTTATGTCGTAGTTCACCGATTTATGAACATCGTAGTAGTCATACATCGGTTCACCGTTCTTTTTTCGCTTCATGTTGCCATGACGGTCATAGCGACTATGTGGGTCTTGAATGCGATTAGTAGTGAAGCCGTATAATTTCATCTTAAAATCGTTCTTTCTTGGAACTACCACTTCAACGGGTAATCATGTCTTTAGCGAGAACAGCTTAAAACGTATCTTAGCGGCCGTATCAACTGCTCGTTGATTAATACCACTCTTCACGTCGTAAACATGCTCTATGCGCCCGTCAGCGTCATATACAACAAAGTCAGGAGCATATGTTATGCTTCGTTGCTTATATCCGCCTACTGGAAACTTGCTAATCAGTTCAAAACTTTTATGAACTTCATATCGTTTGCCACAAGTTTTGACAAAGCGTAGATAGAAATTAGCTTCTTTTTCGCTATCAAACTTGTAGCCGTCAACTTCTACTTTCTTGCCAAAATGGTTCATCGGTTATGAACCCCCATTGCATAGCCGCAGGCGAAAATACCTAATAACAAGATGAGTTTAAGCACTCTCCACACCTGCCTTAATTTTCATAGCTTTATATGAGCCTTTAGCTGCGTCGTAATCGTCTTCCATACCAAGCTGGCACATGACACCGTACATTGCGTCTAAACGTCCGTTACGGTAATCCTCACTAAAACTATGATCTTTGAAGTATCCTAGCAAACGGTGTCTCAGTTCTTCTTTGTCATCTTCGCTTAGCACTGTGCCTCGAAAAATTAATGGCGTATGTGCGTACTTGCTAATGAGTTCAATCAATGGCCAGAAGCCTTTGCTTTCTAAATCATCAGCATCTAAGTCTTCTCGTTCGTATAATTCTGATAAGCTTTCGATATTAACAGGAATCATCATCTGCCACATCGGCTTACGTTCCTCTTCGTCTCGTGCGTCCTGCCATGTACGGTAAACATAAACATACTTACCACGTTTAACGGCAAACGGCCCCATTTCATCGCCACGATCAATCTCTTGACTATGATTAATCGTATAAATCAATTCATCAGTTGTTATATAACTATTTGCATTCATGCTGTCTTTGCCTCCTTTACTAATTTGATTTCATTTCTCTTTACATTTAGCCCATTATCGAGATCAACGGTGCCATCTGAGTAGGTACTTACTACTTGATACTCGTTGCCGCGATAAAGCACTGTTTCGAGCCACAGCATCTAAATTCCTTCTTTCATCCTCATATCGTCCATTTCGTTAAATGGCAAGCGATGATTAGGGTCACGAGTAACTAAACGGCTAATCGTTCTCTCACCATAAATTCGTATTAATTCATCGGTTGTATTGTTTGTTGTAATGATTGTTTGATGAACTGGCTTAATTAACTTGATATTCTTCTCATCAGCCCGTTTACGCTCTTTTTCTGTACCTTCGTATCGATTATTGGCAACACTGAATAAAAGCGCCTGTACGTCCTTACGAGCGCCAATATAGCCATCGCCAGAAACTTTCTCGATACTTCCACCATCTGCTCCAAGATCATCAAGCAACAACACATCACATGTATCCATTGCCCGTTTAAGGCTTTGCAATCTTTCTTTTTTATCCTTGTACTCGTACTGTTGACTAACTAACTCGCTCAAAGCAACAGTTGAGACAAATAGAACTTGTTTACCGTTATGACGTAGCAGATTAAGCATAGCTAATGCTAATGAGGTCTTACCTACTCCAGCGTCTCCACTCATAACAACGTTTAAGTGGCCGTTAATCATTTCTTTGGATAAGCTGAATGCCTTTCTGCCTAAATGCTTGGCTTGCTGTGGGTTCTCCCGTTCATCTGGTTTCCAATCTTTGAAATTGAATACAATTTCTCCAGAAGACCACAAAGATTTATTCCAAACGGCTTTAGTCTTATTTCTTTGTAATTCACGATTAAACTTGTTGTGCATTTGCTTAGCACGTTGCTCCATTTTCTCTTTAAGCTTTGAATCATGGATATTTACTCCAGCTTGTTCAAACAACTTAGGATCGATATCCCATTGTGCTTTAGTAAGAGCCATTGAGATCACCTCTAATCGTATATTCGCTTCTTTCTTGGTTTAGGAACTGATCTACTATTCTTTCCTTGTTTATGTTCTTTAGCTCTCTTATTCGCTTCTTCTACACTAGAAATATTGTCAGCTTTTAAGCGATTGAATACTTTCTTCAAATAGCTCCATGAATGAGGAGCTGGGCCATCCACTGTTTGATGTATTGCCCAACAAACTAATGGTGCTCCTAACTGATCAATCGCATTTAAGAAAATAGGTAGATGATCTCCTTCATTCGCATTAATATGATGTTCATGAATTAAATCAAATGGATTTTCACTAGAAGCAGATTGTGTTCCTGCTGATGTATTATTAGTACTTGTATTATTTAAACTTGTATTATTCTCCTTAACGTCTGCGTTAATAGGGGCCTTAACGTTGCTGTTAATACCCCCTTCACGCTCATTTGAATAGGTATTAACGTCTGCGTTAATAGGGGTACTAATCGGATATATATGTCTTTCTTTAATTTGCTTTCCATCCTTAATCATTACTACTTTCAAGTACCCACAATCTTTTAGAATATTTATCCATTTAGAAATCGTAGGGACTGGTCTGTCATAGAGTTTTGCAAAATATTTATTTGTTGCATGACAATAGCCCTGCTTATTGCTAAGGGCAGTTATTTCGCTATAAAGTACCTTGCAATCCGCATGATTCTTTAAACGATGATCATAGCGAACATTAGCAGTAAGGATTGAATAGTAACTTGGTTGTTCCATTGCTATACCTCCTAGAACGGTAATTCATCATCGCCAATATCAATTGGAGCACTCTGCTGGCTATATCCTCCTTGATATGGTTGATTATTGTTTTGTGTATTGTTTTGCTGTTGGTTATTTTGATTTCTTGTCTCATCAAATTCTGTGTTGCTAACAACTAAATCGTTCGTATATACTTTGTTGCCTTGTTGGTCAGTATATGAGCCTGTTTGCCAACGACCTTCAACAATCATTTTTTGTCCTTTGTGAAAGTGCTGAGCTATGAAATTAGCTCGTTGACCAAAGGCAGTACAACGGATAAAGTCAGCGTCATAATCACCGTTTTTGTTTTTGAAACTGCGTTGACTTGCTAACGTGAACCGAACTACTTGGGTACTACCACTAGTGTTTAATTCAGGCTCAGCAGTTAAACGTCCTTGTATTTGACAGCTATTCAGCATTTTTAAGTTCCTCCGATTTCTGTTTTCCTAAATGAAGCTCTTTTGCAATTTCTGGCGTTACTTTTATTGGTTTGATGTGATATTTCGCCATGAAGTTCTTAGCACCAATTGTGTGAAATATCGTATGGTGAACCCTGCATAACGGTTCTATATACATGCCTACATGATTTATTTTGTTTCGATTGCGTCCCATTCCTACTGCTGTCACGTGGTGAATATCAGCATGTTCTTTTAAGCAGATTGCGCAACGTTTAGTCTTAATGCACATCATCACACGAGGAAAGTCATCCGGCAGACTGTCCCATATCTTTGTGTGAAACGGAATATCTTCAAAAAAGAAGAATTCTAACATCGTTGTAATCATTTGACTGGCAACAGTTTCACTACAATCGGATAAACTGAACATTTCAGTGTGAAAGAAGTCTGCAACCATTGATTTAAAAAATAATTTTGCTTCATCAAGGCTATATCCCGTATATAAGCAATAATCTCCAAGTAACGCATATATTTTCTTTCGTTGGTCTGGGGTAATGTGTCTACCATCATCAACAAGCAATTCAACAGTCGGCTGTTTACCATTTGCAAATTTGATTAGCTTATTAATATCCAGTTCTTCGTCTAATTGAATTTTGACAACATTACCTTGTGTGCTAATCAGTTTGCCGTACATTTTTTAACCCGCTTTCTGCTCCTTTCTTAGAAGTTTATACATTGCCGTTGCTCCACCTAGTAAAGCAAGATTTGGATTCTGCTTGTAAGCTGGTTCATTTTCATATTCTTTTATCAAAGCTGATTTAACTTCTGTTGGTGTTGTGTGCTGCATATCAGCTAACATCTTCAATGCGTTATCAAGCCGTTCTTTTATGTCTTGTGGGCTTTCTTGTTGCGAATGCTGACGTTGCTGTGGCCTACGATTGGTTTGTTGTGGCATATTCTGCTGATAAGTAGCTCCAATATCACTGTTAGTGGCATCTGGGTCTTCTTCATGGTCAGAAATATTAAATAGTTGCTTGTAGAAGTATTTCTGAGCACTCGTACAAGCTTTAGCAACGGCTTTTTCCCCTGTATCCATTCCTGATCCTGGCATCTTTCCTACAATATCTTGATCCTTTCGGCCATCAGTAATAGTGAATGTACCTATAACGTCAACAATATGGTTGACTGTTCCTTTTCGTCCTTGTACGTCACGCTGATTAGTAATCTCATAGCTTGGAATAATGTCAAAGCCATTAAGCCCGATCACCTTTTTTACTGCCGCTTTAATAGCTGCCTCACTTTGAAAACGATAGTTTTGATAACCGTTATTCCCGTCTTTTTTTACAGGTCCAATATCTGAAATAGCTCGGTTGAGCTTTTCAGCAAGTGAGAGATTCTCTTTCTTTTCTTTGGGTGTTTCCACCTTTGGGGCTTCTTTCTTTTCAGTCATTGATTAGTCCTCCTTATTAATAGGCAAGCTTCGTTCTTCTTCGTGTAGCCTTCTTACAGCAAGCGAACAAACTGCATCGTTAACTGCCATTCCTGCTCTGTCTTCTGGATCTGTAATGTCTCCATAAGCTTGCTGACTAATTTTTCTGATATATGCAGTTGCTTCTCCATAAGTATTTTTTGTTTTAGCTTCCGCAATTAGTTCGTTAGCCAAATGCTGGGCTGTTTCTTTGAACTGTGTTTTCCACCGCTCGATTGTTATGTTTTCTTTACTCATGGATTAGCTTCTTCCTTTCTGCTAAACGGTATGCTTCGGTTTCAACTTCTTTTGCGTCTTGCTTAAAATCGCTCTGATTATCTAGATCGTCTAACAGATACATCATTGCTCGTGCTATGTCATAATCATAAGCACCATCGCTTAAAATCAGATTCACGTTATAGAGGTTACGTGCTAAAACTTTTTGCATTCTTTTAAGCCGTTGTTTATAAAATTCATTCATATGTTATAATCTCCTTAGTGTTATAATTTTCTTAGTTACTTATCGCCATCGGATGTGTCGGATCCGGTGGCTTTTTTGTTTGGGTTATCTGGGTCACCTAGTGCTCCTAAGATTTGCCAGAACAAGACAAATCCAAAGACTAAGCATAGTCCTGAGCCGTAAAACAATGAGATTAACATTGCGGCAGTTAAGCCCGTGCAAATTAAAGCTGGTTCATTCATTCGATCACCTTCTTTCTCTAAAAACATCCAAGCTAACGTCTAATGCGTCAGCAATCTTACACATGTTTTTGAACGGTGGTTCTTTCCCATCGTTTTTGTAGTTATAAATTGTTGTTAGCGGTATGCCTGTCATTTTAGACAAGCGATACGCTGTCATATTTTGTTTATCTAATTGAACTTGTATGCTATTCCACAACATCTTGTATAAATCAACCCTTTCTATATCCATATGTAGTGCTATAATCGAAATTACGATTATTTACATAACACTCCTTTTAGTAAATTAATCGTTAATTCAATCAAAGTGAGGTGAACTTCTATGCCTAAGATTTCTAATGAACAGCTTGCTCATGATATGGCAATGACTTTTGTACAAGCTGACGTTAATGAATTAGGCCCTAATCGTCGCTTAGAAGAGCTCCACATTATGCAAGATAATTTGGATGCCGGAAAGTTAAAAACTAATTCTTTGTATCTGAATTATCATCATTACTACGATTTGTTTTTAAAACACCTTCAAGCTTTCGGCGATAAACTTTAGAATTCATAGGCTTTAGTTTTTTTAAGAAAGCCGTATTAGCATCAATTTTTATTAACTGTTCTTTGCTACCTCCAATAGCATTGAACAGTTTTTCTATTTCTTCAGGTTTTCCCGTTATCTTAATTTCCATAATCCACCACCTAATGTTTCTTCCGATACTTTTCTTTCAGCACATTCAACTTTTCACCCTCAATGACGTTGACGATTGCTCCAATTAAGAAGCAAACCATAATTACCACCCAAGGAATTGCTAGTCCTAACATCAACTCACCTCCTTAGAACGTGCTTCATAGATCATTTCAACGATTACATCGCTCAAATCTTTTGGTATTGTCTTCTTTGAAAGGTCAGGAATAATGTTCCCGTCCTTGTCTACGTTGATTATCTCCATCTGATCATCTCCTAGTTTGGTAATAGTTCCATCTGCTCTAGTTTCGGAACAATCCCCTGCTCCTTCAATATGTCATAGATAAACTTTCGCCCCTTCTGCGTCCATTTGAGGTTGTTGTGAACACCCTTGTTATCGTTGTAGGCGAATGCTTCGTACTGCGTATAGCCCTTGTCAGCGTACTTTTGGTAAAGTACCCAATGCTTGCCTTGACGATACTGAATGCCAAACTGGTGAAGCAACTTGTTAAAATCCTTAGCACTCATTCCGTAATCCTTCGCAATCTCGGTTACGGTCATAAGTCCCGGATTGCGCATTTGATTATCGTAGTAGTCAACTTTTGGCTGTTGTGCCATCAACTGCTTAGCCTGATCGGCTGCCAGTTGTAGTGCTTCCGCCATGTTCTGTGGAATTTGGAATTGTGGCCGTGCGACAAGCTGCTTCTCGTAGTCGTTGAACAAGTTGACGTACTGAGCGGTGAACAAGGTTCCCTTCTTACCAGTTAACTTGTTACCCACGAATTCGCAGCCCTGCTTGGTTAGCAGGTAGCATGGACGGAACTGACCGTTTGCGTCTTTGTAGTTACTTTCGATGAAGAATTGGGCCGGGCGCAATTTTGCGCTGGGGGTCATATCGCTGATATAACGGCGAATGTCACGAATCAAATCGCGGTGACGTTTGCCAATCATCTTGGCGACTTCCCGACTATCCAAGGTCGGTTGTCCGTTGAAATTAAATAGTTGTGGTTCATTCATTTGATTGCCTCCTTATTGTATTTCGATAATCGCAATAAATTATTTAAAAATTTTTGAAATTGGAATTCCAAGCTTCTTTGCCAATGGGGGCAATTCGGCTGCCTGAAACTTATATGTGCCGCTCTCACGGCGGTAATATTTTTCGGGTTCCTTTAGTCCCAAGGCTTCAGCCATATCGGCATAAGTAAAATGCTTCTCAGAGCGCTTCTTCTTAATGAACGATAAGTTGATTTCCGCAGGCATTATTTCACCTCCTTAAATTGCGTTATTCGCAATTACAGCTATTATAATACATTTCTATTTTCGCAAAGTCAACACTTTTCTTGTTAATATCGCAATATTTATCATTTTTTATTGCGATATGCGCTATACTAATTGCGTAAAGCGCAATAGTTAGGAGGGCTTACTATGAGTGATGATATTCTGAGAAAAAACATCATAAACTTTCGGGAGGAAAGGGACTGGAGCCAAGCAGAACTTGCTAGACGGATCAAGATGAACAATACCGCATTAAATAAGATTGAAAAGGGAACCAGAAAAGTGTCCAGTGCTGAGTTAGAAGCCCTCGCCTCTGTCTTTAATGTTTCAACTGATTACCTGCTAGGCAATTCGGACAAGAAGCATTACTACGATCTTACCGATAAGGAAAAGAACGATATCGGTGTGCAGGCTGAAAAACTTATGCAAGGAATAGAATCTGGCCACAATCTTAACTTCTATGGTGAGCCTGCTACTGAAGAGCAAAAAAGCCGCCTGCTTATTGCTGTGCAGACGGCTATGGAGATGAATAAGCAAGAAGCCAAGAAGAAGTTTACACCAAAGAAATATCGCAAGTAGGTCGTGATACTATGAGTTTCCTTATTGATAACGAATTTAAGAAGATCAAACGCAAGTACAACCTAACAACACCAAAAGATTTATTAGATCAAGCGCATGTTGGCCTTCTTGAAATACCGCTTGACGATAATACTGGCGGTTTTACTGTTACAAACAATCGCTGTTCGACAATCGTTATAAATTCTCTATGGGAAAGCCATTATCAAGCATTCGTTATTCTACATGAATTTGCGCATCATAGATTGCATGGCTGGTCGTCCACCCCATTTTTTAGACGTGTTGGCGTAGGCGATTACACCGTTCCAAAGATCGAGCGTGAAGCAAACGAACTGGCGATGGATATACTATTAGCTATGCAAAACAGTGACGAGATCAACAGGCTAACTAAACAGCAGCTAATTAATTATCTTGGTATCAGCCCAGATCTGATCAATTTTATCAAATGGCAGTACGTCCAAACGTGATCGACGTTAAAAGCTATATTAGGGAGATTACATCATGAAATGTTTTATTTGCGGTAAAAAAATAACTTGGTCTGCAAAGGGTATCACTAGCGATTTCAAGGGAATATGTCCAGATGACATAAATAAGATAATAATTGACGCTAATGCTAATAAGCTTAGCGTTCCATTATCAGTGGCTATGTGGATACAGAAAAAGTCTAGCGATGAAATTAAAAGACTACTTGACAATGACATTACTTTCACGCTGAAAGAAATAAAATCAGACAAAGTAAATGATAATTCAACTGTTGTTAAAGCCGAAAAGCAAGTTCAATCAGCAACTGTTGAATCAAAGCCTAAGTTATCTTGCCCTTATTGCGGTAGTACAAATCTCCAGCCATTAGGACAGCACAGAAAGGGTTTTTCAGTTGGCAAAGCCGTAGGTGGTACTGTTCTGACAGGCGGAGTTGGTGCGTTAGCAGGGTTCATTGGCAAGAAAACAAAACAAACTGATTTTGTATGTATGGACTGTGGAAAGCAATTCAAAAAATAAATTCGGGGGATTTTATGAAAAAGATAGGTTTAATATGTGCAGCATTATTAGCTGGTATTTCATTAACAGCATGCAGTAACTCTGCATCACAGAAGTCAAATAAAAAAAGTAGTAGCTCATCAGTAACTACTACTAAGGCTGTTAAGCATCACAAGGTACGTAAGGAAAGCAAGAAAGAACCACAAAGTTCGTCTAGCTCTGCTGTCTCTAGTCAATCTAATAGCCAAGCTAGCCAAACTTCCACTCAACAAAGCGTCCAATCATCAAACAATCAACAACAGGGAGCACAGTCTGGTGTTACTAAGTCACAAAGCGAAATTAACCGTGAACGTGGTTATGATCCAAATGGTGCCCCACTCTTGCCGGGCCAAGATCACGCTGCCGGATCTAATCCTGATGGTTCCCCTGACGCTTGGGTACAAGGTCAAATAGACTGGGCTATTCAAAACGGATATATGAACCCTGATGGAACTAATACGCCTAAAGGACAGGCGGCAGAAGATGAGGTTGAACGTGATTCGCAACCTGGAATGCCATAAATAAAAAATCCCTCTCCGGAGAAAGGACTACATCTTGGGATCCGGACTGTTGAGTGCTTTTCTTAATAAAAATCTAAGATCATCATCATTACTTACAATTGCTTTATGTTTAGCCGCCTTATACGAAATATTATCCTGGCCTAATGTAAGCACAATATATAAATTTTTCTTTTGCCAGTAATTTAATGAATTTAGAAAAGAGTTGAGTTTGTGTCGTTTAAAAAACATGAATATTTTCCTCCGAGTTTAAAAACTGTGTGTACATTCTGGAGTGCGTTAATAGGAATTATTCTTGCTACATGGGGAATTTCCTTCTTCACTAAATGGAATGTACCTTTTATCTATATTTTACTAGCCATAATAGGATTATTCATTATAAATCTCGTTTACAACTACCATTTAGAGTTTCAAGCTTTTCAAGAGCTGAATGATAAATATAATGATTTAAAAAGTGAAAGTTGTGAACGTTCAACTGTAAAAGTAAAAGATAAAGAGCGTGGAATTTCACTAGAAATTAATGGAAAAGAAATAAAGAACTCACAGCTCAAAGAGATTGTTCAGATAACCTTAGATAGGTACAAGCATAGCAACGAGGAAGAACGTAAAAAATGGATTCAAGAAGGTAGAAAAAAATTTGAAGACGAAATCTTAAACAGTAAATGGTAAACAAATAACCCGTCAATTTCGACGGGTTTAAAAAGACGTTATAAAGAACATACGTACGAAAGGACGTGATTAGGGACATGAAAGTAGCACTTTATGTCCGTGTCAGGTATCGACACTAGAACAAGCAGAAGAAGGCTACTCAATTAGAGAGCAAAAGGATAAGCTTAAAAAATATTGCGAAATCAAGGATTGGACGATTGTTAAAGAGTACATAGATCCTGGTCGCTCCGGATCAAATATCAATCGCCCTAGCATGCAACAGCTTATCAAAGATGCAGATACAGGATTATACGATGCTGTGCTTGTCTATAAGCTGGACCGTTTGAGCCGTAGTCAAAAAGATACTCTCTATCTCATTGAAGATGTTTTTCAAAAGAATAACATTCACTTTATCAGCCTTTCAGAAAACTTTGATACATCAACCGCCTTTGGTAAAGCAATGATTGGAATACTAAGTGTGTTTGCTCAATTAGAACGTGAGCAAATTAAGGAACGAATGTCGATGGGAAGAGTTGGTCGTGCTAAGTCTGGTAAGATCATGGAATTCAATAATCCTGCATTTGGTTATGAAGTTGATGGTGATAATTATAAAGTAGATCCGTTAAGGGCTGAAATAGTGAAACGAATTTACAAGATGTATCTTAGCGGCACGTCAATTAATAAGATAAAAGAAACACTTAATTCAGAAGGGCATATCGGAAATAAAAAGAACTGGTCTGATACTAGAATAAGGTATATTCTTAGCAATCCAACCTACCTTGGCAAAATAAGATATGATGGAAAAACATATGATGGTAAATTTTCTCCAATTATTGACGAGGAAACGTTCAATAAGACACAGAATGAATTAAAAGAACGCCAAACGGCCACATATAAACGTTTCAACATGAAGCTTAGACCCTTCCAATCAAAATACATGTTGTCAGGATTACTACGTTGTGGCTATTGTGGTGCTACTCTCTTCGTTAACTCTTACGTATATAACGGTAAACGCAAACTTCGTTATAACTGTCCTAGCACATACAAATCAAAGCAAAAGACAAGGACGTATAAAATAATGGATCCTAATTGTCCTTTCAAGCTCGTATATGCTAAAGACTTAGAGCCTGCTGTGATAAATGAGATCAAGAATTTAGCGTTGAATCCTCAATCAATACAGAAACCAGTTAAGAAGACACCTGATATTGATGTGGAGGCAATCCAAAAAGAATTAGCGAAAGTCAGAAAACAGCAGCAAAGGTTGATTGACCTCTACGTTATTTCTGATGATGTAAATATTGATAATATCAGTAAGAAAAGCGCTGATTTAAAGCTTCAAGAAGAAACGCTAAAAAAACAACTCGCACCGCTTGAAGAGCCGGATAATGACGATAAAATTGTTGCTTTTAACGAAATATTAGATCAAATAAAGGACATTGATAGTCTTGACTATGATAAACAGAAATTTATCGTAAAAAAGTTAATTAAAAAGATAGACGTATGGAACGACAATAAAATTAAGATCCACTGGAATATTTAA